GCCGCTTGAAGGCGATGGGCGGCGCTGGGCAGGACACCGACAATCCAGACGCGGATACGCTGGCAGGCACGGCTAAATGCGCCTTCAATGGCGGTCCAAAGTCCGGCGAAGAACTGCCCGACCGGAGCCCATGCCGCTTGAAGGCGATGGGCGGCGCTGGGCAGGACGCCGACAATCCAGGCGCGGATGCGCATGCAGGCACGGCTAAATGCGCCTTCAATGGCGGTCCAAAGTCCGGCGAAGAACTGCCCGACCGGAGCCCATGCCGCCTGAAGGCGATGGGCGGCGCTGGCCAGGGCGCCATCGATCCAGGCGCGGATGCGCTGGCAGGCTTCACCGAAGCCGCCGGCCCAGCGGTCCAGCATCTGGCCGAACCACGCCATCACGGTATTCCAGTGCTTGGTGATGCCGGCGCCGAGACGCTCGATGTAAGCCTTGATGTGCTGGCAGGCCTTACCGAAGCCGCCGGCCCAGCGGTTCTGCATTCGCGCGAACCATGCAGTGAGCGGCCCCCAATTGCGATAGATCTCGACGGCCAGGAGTGCGACAAGGGCAATGCCGCCGATGATCCAGGTCAGCGGATTGGCCGCCAGAGCCACGGCGAAGCGCGCCAGCACGGGGATTGCCGCCACGACCGACCGGGCCAGCCAGGCGAAGGCGACCCCCAGCTTGCCGAGCGGCGTGCACGCGAAAAACGCCCATATCGCGATCGCGCCCAACACCTGCCACAACAGCTTGCCGGCCAGGGGCAGCTCGCGCCAGTGATACCAAAGCCAGCCCAGCGCGGCGACCAGCCCGAGGACGGCAAGGGTCACGCCCATCACCGGCGAGAAGATCAGCGCCCAGGCCGCGCCAATGCCGGTCATCGCCAGCGCCACGGCGCCCGCCACCACGGCGAGCGCGGCCAGGGCCGCCGTCACGAGCAGCGCGACCCGCACCAACCCTTGATGCTTCCGCACAAAGTCATCGGTGACCACGACCAGATCACGGAGCTGGTCGGTCCATTGCTTGAGGTTATCGCCGAGTGAACTGCCGATCGCCGCCTGGAGGTTGAAGATGCTTGCATTGAGCGCGCCAAGCTTGTTTTCCCACGATCCCATGAGCGTTTTCATGCTCTCATCAAGGGTCGCCTGGTTGCCGAAGCCCTCACGGACCTGACCCGTGACACCGCGCTTGTCCATGATATTGAGCAATAGCGCGGCAGACCCGCCCTGCTCTCCAAACATCTTGTGTATGGCAATAATTAACTGCTGCTGCGTCAACGCATCCAGTTTCGCGATCTCGCCCATGACGGCGGCGAATGGCTTGGACGTGCCGTCGTCATTGAATAAATTGATTTTGATACCCTTGGAATCAAGCAAATCCTTCAAGTCGGCATTACTCTTTTTGTCAAGCTTGGCGTCAAGTAATGCCCCTTGAGACAGCATATCTTTGAGCTCGACGCCAGCATGACTTCCGGACATGCCACCAATATGCATACTACTCAACTGTATAAGCGTCTCTTTGAATTTATCTATGCCAGTATAGCCGAGCGCTTCGAGGGCTGGCCCCATGTATTTGAAGGCCATGCTCATGTCTTCCATCTTCATGCCGGACTTTCCGGCCGCGAATTTTATGAGGTCGGCGGCGGCCTTCATGTCGTCCGGGTTCAGAATGCCACCGCCATGCATAATCTCAGTAAATTGCGTGGCGAAGTCATGGTTCGTTTGGAGGTTACGAGGATCCATATACAGCTTGAGCTTCATTATGGCCTCAAGCTGGCCACCCGCCACGCGCTCGGCACTGTTGCCAAGCTTGCCGAGCTCGGACGCCATATCCTTGGCGGCGGCGGCCGATACCGGCAACTGTTCACTAAGCTTGTTGGCGCACTGTACGATTTTATCGAAGCCGGCTTGCACACCGCCGCCCTTGGTCCCGAAGCTTTCCTGAAGGATCGTCAACTGCTCGTCATATTCCTTGAAGGCATCAAGAGGTCCCTTCAATATTTCCGCGCCGATTAGGCCCGTGCCCAGCGCGTGGAGCTGCTCGCCGGTATCGCGCAAGCCATCATGCAGCCCATGCACGGCGTGGGTGGTGCGGAGGGTCTGCTCCTCGACCTCCCGCAGCGGCCGCACCATGCCGACCCCGGCCAGCTTCGAGGCGCCGCCGACGTCCGCGAACGACCTGCCCAAACCCTGGACCGCCTGGCCGATGCGCCGGAACATGGCGCTCGCCGCGTCAAGGACGCTGACCGTCACCGAGACGTTCATCGTGGACGCCATGATTCAGCCTTCATCCGATTTGTGAATGCGCACGGCCTGGGCGTGCCAGAACAGCCAATCGTCGGGGGTCATCGCCATCAATTCGGCCGCCGAGAAGTGAAAACAGGCGGCCAGGTCGCCGATCACATCGGCCCAGTTGGCCGGGATGCCGACAAAAAATCCCCGATCACTTTGCCGAGGCGCAAGATGTCCGCGCCGTCCAGCCGGTCGATGACCCGGTCGGTCTGCCCCGACAGGCGCGCGGCCAGGGCCAAAGTCATGGCCGCCCCCTCCAGCTTGCCGACCTGCCGCAGATCGGCGCCGGTCACCCGGCGCAAGGTCAGGCTCTCGATGGTCGAGGTCTGGCTCTCGCCGCCGCGCGGGATCATGGTCACCGTGACCGGATGGGCAAGCACGACCTCGACCGTGCCGTCGTCATGCATGATGACACCATCCTCGCCTACAGTCTCAATATCCTCCGACATACAAAGCTCCCCCTTACGTGACTTGCTGCGACGGCGAACCCGTCATTTTGAGCTTGATATTGCCGCCATCCTTGGCGGTCATTTGCGGATTGTCTTCATTGAAGGCGTCTGGGATTACCCAGGTCTGCCCGGTATCGGCCTCGAAGATCACCACAGATGAAGTCATGTCGCGGAAGACATCCAGCGTCATGCCGGACGTCAGCGGCACCTCGCACTCGATGGTCGCCGCCTCCATCTCCTCGGCGTAATGGACATTGTAACCAGTAAGCACCGGCTTGCGCTTGACGCCGCCGATTGTCAGTTTGGCGCCCGGCATGGAATCGATGATCTGGCCATCGACCCGGATAATGACGCGCCCGAGAGCCTGCATGGATCACCCCTTTCGTTAGAGGACGAACTGGATCTGCCCGGCGAACACCCGGAGCTGATTGATCACGGTCGGCGGGATCAGCGCATCGACCCGATTGGGATCGCCGGCGTTGCGGGTGACGATCAGCGCTTTTTGGAATGCACTGGCGTCCTGGGCCAGGCCGGCGGTCTCCCAGAGCACGAACCGCGCGACAATGGCCGCCCGGATCGTTTTGGGGGTGACGATCGCCTGGCCGGCGCCATAGGGCGTGCCATCGTCCGCCAGCTTGAAGCGCGGGAAGGTCAGGGTGATATAGGTGCGCAGATCATACCGCAGAAAAGCGATGGTCCGCAGCGTCTCGACATCGAGATAGGAGGGGTCCGCGGCGCCGGCCGAATTGGTCTTGTAGGTCGTGATGCAGCGCTCGATCAGGATGCCATCGCCGCCCGGCGCGACCCGGAAGGTCGAGATCCCATCATAGAGCAGCATATTGCGTTCTTGCATGGTCAGGATGGTGGGCAGCGCCGGCGCCAGCAGGCCAGGCAGCGCCAGCGTTTGCAGCGGCCGCGCCGGATCGATGCTTAGATTATAGGCCGCGACCCCGGCGACCGTCGCCGCGACCTCCCAGGGCGGGTTAGGCAGCCCGGACGCGCCCATGATGCTGACATGCGGGCTGTTGCGACTGTTGCCGAGCGTGGACAGTGCGCTGAAACTGCCGGCGGCCGCGGTCCAGGCCATGGTGTCATGCATGACCATTGGGCCGTAATCGGTGGTGCCGAGCGCTTCGATCGCCCCGAGATTGATCGCGTCGGTGTAGGGCGACACGATGTCGGTGTACCAGGCGTCGCCCAGCCCATCGAGCACGGTCTGAAGTTGCGGGTTGGCGGTGCCGCCACTCATCGGCGTGATGGTGATCGTGACCCCGGACGGCAGCGCCTCGCCGGCGTAATAACAGGTGCGCAGATCAATGCCGTTGCCGCACTCGCCCTTATGGCGGGCGGTCAGCGTCACCACGCCCGCCGTCCCGGCTGACGCGATCGCCGGAATATCGGTGGCCGCGGCAATCGCCGCCACGGCATTGGTTGCGATCACCGATGGCGTGTCGCCGGCATCGACGGCGACCTGCACCTCGCGCCCCGCGATCAGCAGATCCAGCGTGCCGGCGGCAACCGCCGTGCCGCCGATCGTGAATGAACCGCTTGCGGCCTGTCCGGCCGGATTGTCGGCCAGCGCCAGCAGCCAGACCGGGATCCACGCCTGGCAACTGGACAGGACCGCCGCGGCCATTTCGGCGAGCATCGAGCCGGCGCCGCACAGGGTCACCGCCTGCGCGGGGCTGCTCACCTGAACCGGCGCGCCGAGCGCGATCGGCGCCGCGCTCAAGACCTGGCCGATGACCAGGATCGCCGTCGGCAGCCCATTGAGCCCCTGCCAGGCGTTGGTATTGCTGATCTCGATGAATGCGCCCGGAATGCGCAAGGCTACCGGGATTTCATTGAACGAGACTGATGCCGTGGCGGCTGACGAGGTCATTTACGCCTCCGACTTTGACTGGGGGACCACCGCGACGACGTCGCCGGCCGCGAGCCGGCGGCGCCAATAGTTGGTGTCGGCCACGCGCGCGCCAGTTTCCGGCAGTAGCTGGCGGGTGGCCGGATCGCGGATCGCGATCCCGGGTGCTGGCCGCACGAAGATCAGCCGCGGCTTGGCCGCGATCGTTGGGTTTGGGGGCATCATGATGGCATATCCACTTTGTCGCTGGCCGCCGGACCCGGCGCGCTCCAGGTGTTGTCCAACTCGGTCCAGTCGGCCAGTCCAAGGGCCGTGCCGCGGCTCAGCGCCGGAGCGCCCGGTCGCGGCGGCAGTTCCACCACCCCGAAGTGGGGCGACGTATCCGATGGCCAGGTTTCGGGGAGCGCGCTCTGGCTATATGCAACCCGGACATCCAGCGCGTAGACCGAGATTTGCTGCCGCGCATGGACCGCCCCTTGATAGATCGACCGCGTGCCTTCGATCGCCAGCGGAGCGACAGGCAAGCCGAAGGTCTGGCCGGCCAGGAGGGTCCGGACATCGGCTAGCAACCGGTAGCTGCCGACCTCGCCGGGCGCGCCTCCCAGACGCCGAGCCGGCTCGTTGCGCAGGTTGCCGACCACCACGAACAGCGACCATGCGCAATGATAGCGCCAGCTCAGCCCCATCGGCTCGCTGCGATCGCCGGCATAGATCGCCAGCACCGCCGGCAATTGCGGCGCCAGTCTGGCCAGCGCCTCTTCGGTGTCGAGATCGCCTTGGTACGATCCCAGCAACGGAATGGTGTAACCAAGGGCGCCGCTTTGCGAAGCCGCCCTCAGGCGTCCCAGCATGGCGTTTTCAATGGCGCCAATCATAACCCGATTGCTCCGCGCAACGATAAGTGCCGGTGGATGATGTGGCCGATCTCGGACTTGTCGGCGTCGGTGATGCCGAGATAGGGCCGGGCCGGAATTTTAACTTTATGTCCGCGCCCCGCGGCTCCCCCGAGCTGATGAATGCGCGCATAGACCTTGTTCGAGCCGACCTCGACCCCCTCGCCGGCGATCCGCGCGGTGATCGATCCGAGCAGCAATCCGCGATTGATCAGGATTTGCGCTCCGGCTATCCGCGCCTCGGCCCGTTTGGTCAGCACTCCGGCGCCGCGTGTCGATTGCCGCTTGTCCCAGGCGCGGCTGCCGCCGGCCCGCTTCAGCAGGGTCAACCAAGCCAGCGGCTTCCATGGCCTGCCTTCGGGATCGTGCTGGCGCTCGAAGCGCTCCTTGGTCGAGGTCACCAGCCGCTCGCCGATCGCCGCCAGGATCGGGCGCCGGTTGGCCGCGGCCAGCGCCAGTTGCGTCATCGCCTCGCTGATCTGCGGCAATTGCCTGGCGTCGAAATGCAGCGATACGCCCGCTTCGCTCATCACCAGCACCTCCAGTTCATGCGATCGCCACGGCCGGGATCGAAGACCGGCGTATCGTCGCCGGCCGGCGCGGGTGGTGCCTCGACGCCGGCGACATCCAGCCGGATCAAGCCCCTGCCGAGCTTATCGAGAGTCTTGATAGCGTCATCATAATCCTCGCGCACTTTCGGACTGGTACCCTCAGCCCACAGAAAGGACCGCGCTATGCTGCAATTGATCCGGATCAGGATCGTCGGATACGGCATGGCCAGCGGCAGGGCATAGCGTGCGGCCAGATGGCCGTCGATCAGGTCGGCGCCGTCTTGCAGGGCATTGCCGACGATTGTTGGATCGGGTGTCCCGGTCTGCTGCGGATCGGCGCATTGCAGCAGCTCCGGCAGGCCATAGCGGGCGATCAGGTTGGCGGCGGCGGCGTAGGGCATCGTGAACCCCTAAGCCAGCCGGTTGGTGCACAGCGTTTCGGCGGTGCCTTTCCAGACGTTGCTGGTCGCGTCGATGATATCCGCCTTGGTGATGGTGTTGGCCGCGCCTTCGAGGGCTGGGGGGACCAGCAACAGCGACGGGTTGAGGTCCATCGCATCACCGCTTTCGTTGTGATAGGACCGGATGGCGGCTCGCGCGTTCCCGTAGTGCGTCGGGTCAAGGGGCTGGTTGGAGGCATAAGCCATTTGCCACAGCCCGAAGCCGACATTGACGCGGGCGTCCACGCCATAGCGGAACTCGTTGCGCTCGAAGACGTTGGGATCGGTATCCTTGACCAGCGCCGCGAACGTGTAGTCCTTGCGCTTCTGGAAGATCAGCGGCTTGACCGGACGGTCGACGACCATCAGGTACCAATAGGGTCCGCTGCCGCCGCTGTCGATATTGGCGACCTGGGTCGCGTTGCCATTGGCATCCCAACTGGGGTGCTGGGCGGAAAAGAACGGCTGCCCATCATAGCAAGGCGTCGTCAGCCCGGCCTTGAGCAGGTTATAGACCAGGATGTCGGGATGGCACTTGGCGTCCCAGCCCAATTGCTCAAGCACCGGGGTAAAGACGCCGATCGTATCATCTTCGAAGTCGTCGCGCGGGATTGCGATCGAGTCCTCGTAGCGGATATTTTTGAGTGAATAGTCGTGGATGACCAGGCTTTGAAAGATGCGCTCGCCGACCCATTGCCGAAACTTCGTGTTCAACCCGAGCCAGGGATACTTGTTCTCCTTGGTGTTTGACGGCACCGTCATAGCAATGCGCTCGAATGTCACCGGCGCGCGCGTGAAGCCGTTCTGGTAAAGCAGGCGAAAGCCGATGAAGGCCGCCCAAAGATTGCCCTGATTGATGATCATGTCCGCGCCCTTGCCTGATTACTGGATATCGACCCACACGCCGTCGACGGTGACGTCGAAGACATGGCCGGCGACGCTGCGGCTATTGCTGCCATTGGTCAGCGCCACCGTCTGATCATCGACCGCGTAGCATTGCTGCCCGATGGCGGCGGCGGTGATCGCGTCGCCGCCTGTCGAGTTCTGGAAGCAAAACGCCCCGCGCCGCACCGGCACGGTGATGGCGCCGGCGGTTCCTTGGGCGTTGTGAGCTGCCTCCTGGGCAACCCCGACCGCGATCATGCCGACAGTGGCGCTGGCCGGCTGAACCGTGCCGGCGACATTGAGCATGACCAGGGCGCCGCAATAGATGGTGACGTTCGCCGCCACCGGCAGACAGCGATCCTTGCCATCCCGGGCGAGCGTTGTGCGGTCGGCGGTCAGCGCGGTCATTGGCTCGCTCCACTGGAGATCACCCCACGGGCCTTAAGGAAGTCCTGTTCCGTGATGCCGAGCTGCGACGCGATCGCCCGCTCGCCATCAGTGATAGCCCCTTGAGGCACGCCCGGCGGCGCTCCGGGCGGCACCAGGGCGCCGGCGGTGACCAGCACCGGAGCGTCCTGCACGAACTTCGTGAAACCACCCGGATCCTGGGCCTGGTAAGCCACCGCCCACTCACGCTGCCCCGGCGTCAGCTTGCCGGCCTTGATCGCCTCATCGACGGCGCCGATGCGGGCGGCCTGCGCCGAGGCCGCCAGCGCGGTATAGAGCGCCATCGGCACCCACTGCGCCGGGTCCGGTGCGGTCGCGGACTTGGCCGCCGCCAGTTGCGCGCGCATCGCCGTTACGCCGGTGGCCAGAGCGGCGCCATCGGCGCCGGCCGGCAAGCCGGCGGCGGTGGCGATCCGCTCCAGGTCGGCCTTGGCGGCCGCCAGCCCCTTGATGGCGGCCAGCGCCGCCTCGGCCGTGGTGCCGGCCGGCAGCCCGGCGGCCGTCAAGATGTGATTCAGGTCCATGACATCTCCTGCAGGAGGTTGCTGATTGCCGGTGCGCGCCGCGGCCAGGGCGGTCAGATCCAAATTGGGGCCGTTGACCAGGGAGGCGCGCACCAGCCGGAGCACCTTGCCGTCCTTCGCATGGTGAAAGGCCGGCGAGATGTACCGGTACTCGCGATCCTTGAGCGCGGCGGCGGCGGCCGGCGTCCACTCGGAGCGCCCCCAGATGCCATCCTGACGCGCTTCCAGCGCCGTGATCCAGCCGGCGGCCGGGGCGCGCTCGCCGCGCGGCGCCGCCAGATCGGTCGCATGATCATAGTCGATGGCCAGCGGCAGCCCCTTGCCATAGCTCCGGCTGGCCGCGATCACGGCCTCGGCGCTGGCCTTGTCGCCGATCCGGTAGGGGCCGCGGCCATCGAACCCGTTTGCCACTCCCAGCGGCAGCAGGTGCACCCACTCCGGCGGCGCGGCGCCGCTCGGCGGCGGATCCGGCAAGCCCATGGCATGAGCGGCAAGGATGCAATCGGGGGCGGTGGGCATCAAGGGGTCCGGCGGCAAGGTCAACGCCGGCAGTCTCATCCGATGCGCGAGAGGATTACAGATTGTCCGTGCGCAAACCGTGTCGCCAAAGGTCACGGCGGCGGTTTTGTTCCTTGATCGCACCGGCCAGATTTCTGGGGGCTGGGAGCGTCCTTCGCGGAACCCCTGCCATTCTACCAGTCGGACAATAAAGCCGCTGTAGCCCCCTTTAAACCCCCTTTAAAATCGACGTTATCGCCACGCCTTCAATGAGCGGCGACAGAGGCATCTTGCCGGGCGGCTGGCGCCGCGAATTCGCTGGCAAATTCGCGGGCGAACCGCAGGCCCTCTTCGGCCTCGGCGACCCAGGCGGCGTGGAATTCATTCCAATCGTCAAGGGGATGGAAATCCTCGGATTTCCATTGCCGAACCTCGGCTAGCCAGCGTTCCCATGCCTCGGGCGCATCGAAGGCACCGCACGGCGGGTCAACAATGACGCCGATCCTGTGGCGATGAGAGTTATAGGGTGGAATGTTGGTCATGGCATTCCTTGCGGCATGGGTTGAGGATTGCGACCAGCGCCGCGAGACCAAATCCGCCACAGCACGCTCCAAACTATCGAGCTTGTCGCCCAATTTTTCAAGCACTGCCCGA